CCATGCAGGAGCTCGACGAGTACGCCGACCTCTGCGACGTCGTTGCGATGGACCCGGACGCCGACGTGCCGCCGCGCTACGAGTACCTGTCCAACAAGGTCGGGGCCGCTGTGAAGGCGAAGGGCGGCGCGCTGATCGGCTACTCCAACGGCGGCCCGAAGCACATGCTCTTCGACGCCACGTTCATCGCGAAGGCGTCCTCCGGCGCCATGATCGGAGTCGACAATGCACGCCGCTGACGCCGCCACCTTCGCCCTGCTGACACTGGCCTCCGGCCGCGTCGCCTACCTGCTCACGAAGGACGAGATCGCACGGCCGCTGCGCGAGTGGATCTGGCTGCGCTCGGCGCCGGAGGAGGGCACGATCCTGGAGCGCGACCCCGACACCGGGGACTCGCCCCGTCCAGCGCGCTACTACCACTGGACCGAGACGAAGGTCCAGATCGTCCCGGTCGACGAGGCTACTGGCACCTGCGCCGACTTCGACACGTTCATGGGCTACGAGTTCGACCCAGCCCAGGGGCCGCGCGTGCCAGGCTTCTTCGGCCAGTTGTTCGAGTGCCCGTACTGCATGAGCTTCTGGACCTCGCTCGTCGCGTGCGCGGCATGGCTCGTGCTCGGCGACGCTGTGATCTACCCGGCGCTGCCGCTGGCGCTCTGGGCCGCCTCCAACTCGTTCGCCGTGAAGGGACTCATGTGATGGCGGGCCGCATCCTCATCGGCGATGCGCTCGAGCATCTTCGCACGCTGCCGGACGGAATCGCCCGCACCTGCGTCACGTCGCCGCCGTACTTCGGCCTGCGCGACTACGGCACGGGCGACGCGCAGATCGGCCTCGAGCAGACGCCCGCCGACTACATCGAGCGACTCGTAGACGTGTTCCGCGAAGTGCGCCGCGTGCTCGCTGACGACGGCACGCTATGGCTCAACCTGGGCGACAGCTACGCCTCGCACAAGGGGGCGTCGCAGGGCGTCGATCCGAAGAGCGGCGCGCGTCGGTTCGGCGTCCGGCCGAACGACAAGCCGATGGGCGACGGTACGAAGCACAAGGATCTGCTCGGCATCCCGTGGCGCGTCGCACTCGCCTTGCAGTCCGATGGGTGGTATCTGCGCTCGGACATCATTTGGCACAAGCCGAACCCGATGCCAGAGTCGGTGAAGGATCGCCCGACGAAGAGCCACGAGTACCTGTTCCTGCTCGCGAAACAGCAGCGCTACTACTACGACTCTGACGCGGTACGCGAGCCCGCGAAGGACTGTTCGAAGGGCGGTCCTGGAACGGGGATCAAGGAAACGCAGCACTACGGCGCCGGGAACGGCGGCAACAGCGGGCTGGCGTCGCTTGCCGCGAAATACAAGGACGGCGACTCGAGCCCCACGCGCAACCGTCGCAGCGTCTGGACGGTCGCGACCAGGCCCTTCAAGGGCGCTCACTTCGCCACGTTCCCGCCCGCGCTCATCGAGCCGTGCATCCTTGCCGGCAGCGCCGTAGGCGACACCGTGATCGACCCGTTCTTCGGAGCCGGCACGACCGCGCTGGTAGCAGAGCAGCATGGACGTCGCTGCATCGGCATCGAGCTCAACCCCGAGTACGCGAAGATGGCCGCCGAGCGCATCGTCGCGGCTCGACCGAAGGAAGTGACCGCGTGACGTTCCGACTCTCCCACGGCGACTGCATCGAGCTCATGCGAGCGGGCAAGGCCGAGAAGATCGACGCGATCGTATGCGACCCGCCCTACGGCATCGAGTTCATGGGGAAGACCTGGGACTCCCCGAAGCGCATGGTCGGCGAGGCCACCGGGATCTCCGGCGGCTTCCAGGGCATCCCGGCCGGCGTGCCGCGCCCCGATATGTCGAAGACTGACCCGCTGCTCTTCCAGGAGTGGTGCGCGGCCTGGGGCGCCGAGGCCATGCGCGTGTTGAAGCCCGGCGGCCATATCCTCGCGTTCGGCGGCACCCGCATGTTCCACCGGCTGACAGCCGGCCTGGAGGACGCGGGCTTCGAGATCCGCGACACCCTCATGTGGATCTACGGGTCCGGCTTCCCGAAGGGTGACAACATCGAGAAGGGCATCAACAAGCACTTCGGCGTCGAGTTCGAGGAGCGGCCCGCCGAGGGCGTCGGCTTCATGAACACCGAAGAGGACGGCTACAACAACACGGCCAACCGGCTCGTGCAGGTCGGCGAGAGCCACGAGCTCGCACTGCCCTGGCGCGACTGGAACACGAACTTGAAGCCGGCCTACGAGCCGATCATCCTGGCGCGCAAGCCGCGACGGATCCCCGGCAAGCGACCCGGCACCACGAAGAAGGCGAACACCGTCCAGTGCGTGCTCGAACACGGGACGGGCGCGATCAACATCGGCGCCTGCCGCGTCGGGTCCGAGCAGATGGTCAACGCCCCCGGCATGGCCGGCTGGAACGGCTACCGGCACGACGGCGGCTACCAGGAGACGGACGAGACGGCGCCGACCGTGGCCGAAGGTCGCTGGCCCGCCAACATCATTCTGACCCACCACCCGCTGTGCGAGAGCACCGGCGAGGCAGTCGTGGTGCCAGGCGATGCCCGCGTCAACGTCGAGCTCGACGGAACCCGCGAGGGAGGCTTCGTCAACATCGGCGCCGACTCGGGCGACGGCACGCCGAACGGACAGGTGTACGGCGACCAGGAGATCGAGGTCTGGCGCTGCCACGAGGACTGCCCCGTGCGGATCATGGACCAGCAGGCACCGCGAGCCGGCGCCATTGCCCGCGTGACCGGCAACCAGGACGCCGTGACGGGCGAGAGCGGCATCTACGGTCACTTCGACCCGAAGCCAGGCGGCGGCGTGTTCCACGGCGACGGCCTCGCCGGTGCCAGTCGCTTCTTCTACTGCGCGAAGGCGTCTCCGTCGGAGCGCAAGGCCGGCCTGGAGGGTCGCAACATCCACCCGACGGTCAAGCCGATCGCGCTCATGCGCTACCTGTGCCGACTCATCACGCCGGAAGGCGGCCTGGTCCTCGACCCGTTCATGGGCTCCGGGACGACCGGCATCGCTGCATTGCAGGAGGGCTTCAAGTTCGTCGGTATGGAGCAGGACGAGAACTTCCTTGCCACCGCGCAGACGCGCATCAACCACTACATCGCAATCGAAGACGCCAACCAGGAAGTAGGAAGAACATGACCAGCACCGCACGTCCGACACTGATCGGACTGACAGGCAAGATGGGCGCCGGCAAGGACGAAGTGTATAGCCGGCTGCGATTCGTCTTCGGCGAGCACATCTATCGCCGCGCCTCATTCGCCGACCCCCTCAAGAAGTCAGTCGCCGCGCTCTTCGACGTCAGCCCGGAGGTTCTCGACGCCTGGAAGAACGAGCCGCAGATGCGCGTCTCGGTGCTCGACCTCAAGGGCAACGGTCGCGACCTGGGCCGCTCGTTCTCCGTGCGCGAGATCCTGCAACGCTACGGCACCGAAGCGCACCGCGAGATCTTCGGCGAGGACTTCTGGGTGGAGGTCGCCATGCAGGAGCTCGACCGTCAGCGCGGCAAGGACGCAATGATGCGCGTCGGCCCGTACACCTACGTCTTCACCGACGTGCGCTTCGAGAACGAGGCCCGCGCGATCGAGGCGGCAGGCGGCGTGATCGTGCGCGTGCTCGGCATCAACGACGACACCGGCGACCACGCGAGCGAGGCCGGCGTACCCGACAGCTTCATCGACTTCGAGATCGACAACACGTTCCGTCCCGACCGCGACCCGGAACTGCTCATGCAGGCGATGGACAACGGCTCCGACGAGATCGTGAAGGAAGCCCAGGGAGCCGCACGAGCGCACCTGGACGACGAGATCGCGAAGCTGCACGCCGCGCTCTCCGAGGCTCCGGTGATCTCGTCGTGAGCACCATCAGCTTCAACACCTACCAGGACGTGTCGGCTTCGACGGCGATCTACCCCGACGACGACAAGCGCGTGGCGCTGATGTACGTCGCTGGCGGCCTCTGCGACGAGGCTGGCGAGGTCTTCGGGAAGATCAAGAAGTGGGTCCGGCGCGGTGCCGATCCAGCCGAGCTTCCCGAGCTCGCAGCCGTCGTGAAGAAGGAAGTCGGCGACGTGCTCTGGTACGCCGCGCGCGTCTCCGAAGAGCTCAACTTCATGCTGTCAGCCGCAGCCGAAGGCAACATCGACAAGCTCGCCGATCGCATGGAGCGCGGCGTGCTCGAAGGATCGGGTGACGACCGTTGATTACCTACACCGGACGACCAGTATGGCCGGCTGACACGACCGAGCCCGGCGCGCCGACTGACATTGGCCCGTCGATCGAGGACATCGCCGTGGGCCTGGGGCGCCAGTCGCGCTTCGCCGGGCAGACGCGCGAGTTCTACACCGTGCTCTGCCACTCGCTCGTGAGCGGCAAGCTCGCCGAGGAGTTCTACCCTGAGATGCCGTCGCTGCCGCGCTACATGCGCCTGCACGACGGGCACGAGTCGATGATCTCGGACGTGCCGACGACGTGGAAGAGCGACCGCACGCGCCGTGACGAGGCCGACCTGGACCGCAGGATCTTCGCCGAGCACCGCGTCGAGGCGCTCTCCGACGACCAGCACGCCGCGTTCAAGCGGATCGACGGCGCCTGCCTCGCAGCCGAGGCGCACGCGCTCGGTCACGCCGAGGCCGAGAAGTGGTGGCCGAAGGACAAGTTCGGCGACCTCGAAGCGCGCGCGTTCGACCTGACCGTGATGCAACTCCAGGTCGGCAACCCGGCTCGCTACCTCAACCCGGAGCAGGCGATCCAGGCTCTCACGCGGGCGCTGGCATCATGACGCCGGTCGGTGACTTCATCGGCGACCAGCGCCGCACAGCGGGCGTGGACGCGGCCTACCGCACGATCGCGGAGTGCACCACCCAGATCGACGCGGGCCGCGACTTCATCGTGCTCGTGCTGTCGCACCGCCAGGCGCCGACCGGCGAGAAGGCCCGGCTCACCACGAGCGGGGGGCCGCTGGGCGAGATCCTGTGCTACCACCCCGACCGCCTCGAGATCGTCGCCCGCTTCAAGCCGGTGGCAGTGCGCAAGTTCCTGCGCAAGCTCCTCGACGACAACGGCTGGGACACATGAGCAAGGCCACCCCGCAGGAGATCTACGCCGCGTGCTCGCAGGCCGAGCGCTTCGTTGACGCTGTGACGCTGCTGCGCATGGTGCGCGTGAAGTTCCCGACGTGGAACCCGGCTGACTACGGCATCGACGGCACGGCGATCTCGGACGAGCACATGAGGACAGGCCGCCGGGAGCAGTGGGACGTTGACGGTACCGGGATCGTGGACATCGCCCACCGATTCGAGGATGGTTCCGTGGCCGTGCGCTTCCGAGAGACGCAGCGCTGGGAGGTCTGGAGAACATGGTGATGAGCTACCACCCGAAGCACAACCCGGAGCCGCCGCGCTACGACGGCCCGACCAACGCCGAGCAGTTCGTGGACGACATCTGCGGCCGAGCGGCGTTGAAGCGCCTGGACCTGCCCGTGCCGCCGCAACTGCGGTACGAGAACATCGTCGGACGCTACGCCTTCACGAACGCGGAGCGCGGAGACGACGGGCGCCCCAACCGCTTCTACTTCATGGACGGCTCGATCGCGCGAAGGAACCGTCGCGGCCGCTGGGTGACGCTATGAAGAAGGCGGCCCCCGACAAGCCCGACACACTCGCCGCGAAGTTCTGTGACGATACCGCCGTCTTCCGACGCCTGGGTGACGAGGCAGCCGACTACGGCATCACGGCTGACACGATTCGCGACCAGATCAAGGGACTCAAGGCCGAGCCGCTCGGCCACAACGCAGCTTCGCGCTACTCGAAGTTCGTCACGTTCCGCGACGGATCGTGCGTGGCGCAGGTGCGCGGCTCGCGCCGCTGGGAGGTATGGGGATGAGCGACGCACGCGAACGAGCAGGCGAGAGCATCGGCGAGCTCGCCGACGGCTTCGACAAGCACATCCTCGTCGGTGGACGCATGGCCGGGAAGCGCGCACTCGCGGAGCTCCAGGCCGACCCGATGAAGTTCGGCGGCATGGTCAAGAATGTGCAGTTCGGCTACTCGACAGAGCACTCGAAGGTCATCCAGCGAGCGCAGCGCGAGGCGGCGAAGCAGATCGCTCTCGACTTCCAGGCGTCGTTCGAGGTCGTCGGCGCCGCGTTCCGCAAGATGCTGCCGGCGCTCCGGAAGTTGATGCCGCTGCTCGTTGAGATCGAGCAGGAGAAGAAGGCCCGCGTGCTCGCCATGCGCAAGCACGCACGACGCAAGGGACGGAAGAAGTGAGTACCCACGAGATGTTCTACACGGTCGAGAAGGTGACGACCGAGGTCACGGTGTTCACGGCGCCTATGTCCTGGTACACGATCAGCGTCGTCTCGACGAAGAACAAGGACCACGCGCTCGTCAACGAACACGTCGTCGAGACGGTGATCGAGTCGAGCCTGCACGGGAGCTCGCCCGAGGAGCTCCGCATGTACGCCGACGCCGCCGAGTCGGTGGCAAGCGACGTCGATTGGGGCTACCTGGAGGAGCCGAGCCCGGCGGTGGAGCCGGCGCCGCTCCCGGCTGACGTGCCGATGGTGCACGAGCTCATGACGCCGATCGACCCAGACATAGTGCTGGACTCGATCGAGGCGCCGGTCCCCGGCTCATACCAGCCCGGCTCACCGGACGACACCGACCAGGGGTTCCCGTTCTGATGTACGAGTTCCAGAGTGGCGACTACATCGCCTTCCACCGCATCGTCCAGCCGGAGCAGAAGTGCCGGTTCAAGACCGACTACGCGACCGGGCGACCGATCGCTGTGCCGGCGATTCCGGAGCAGGTTCTTCCGCAGGCCGGTGACGGGCAGATCATCAAGCTGGCGAAGACGAAGCGCAAGGTGCGCGACCTCAAGACCAACGAGATGCACCGCTACACCGTCGCTCGTGTCGCCGCCGGCTCGCACCTGGGAGTCGTGACGGCGATCCTGGACGACGCCGAGCTCCGAGCGAAGCCGCTCGTCATGGACCTGGGCCTCTCCAACGAGTCGCAGGACACCGGAGCGAAGCCCGGCATGTACGGCACGGACGCCAGGGGCGGCGCGTGATCTGCCTCGACTGCCACCACTGGACCTACGGCTGCCACTGCGCGATCTTCGGCATTCGCCGACCACGGTGGCGACGATGATCCCGCTCTCCGTTGACGAGCAGCGGATCATGACCGCCCTGGAGAAGTGGGCCGTCGCCTACGACGCCGCCGCCGACCGCAACCCGTTCTCGTTCCACCGAGTCCGGGCGAAGCTGTGCCGGAAGATCGCGCGCTCGATCGGCGAAGGTAAGCACAGGTGAGTTGCCGGAAGAAGCGCGATGCGCTGCTGGACGAGCGCCCCTGGCACTGCGGTCACTGTGGCGCCACCGGCGGCGGCCCAGGCAACGGACTGCGCGCGCACTTCGCCTCGTGCGGTGGATCCGGCGGCCTGCGTCCGATGCCCGTGCATAGGGTGCCAGTTATGACAAATCCCTGGAAAGCAGTGCGTTTCTTCGCCCTCCTGCTGGCAATCGAGATCGCGGTCATCGTGGCCGCGTTCCTGATTGTCGGGGCGAAGTCGGCAGACGCACATCAGATCCGACCGTCAAAGTGCGACGTCGTGTGGCAGCAGGCGCCACCCGGCGAGAAGTGGAAGGCGAAGCAGAAGTGCCTCGCCTACATCCAGATCCACAACTGCACGGTGCACCCCCGACCCTGGCCGCGAGGTATCAAGGTCAAGGGCGTGCGAACCGACGGCAACCAGCGTCATGTGCTCCGGCACATCGTCGTGGAATCCCAACGTCGCGGCTTGCGGCGTGTGATCGTCGTTGCGGCCGTGGCTGCAACGACACAGGAAGCCAGTGCCCGTGAGCTCAACCACGGGCACGGAACGAGCCTCGGGCCGTTCCAGTTGATCGACATACACGGCACTGCCGCACAGCGGCGTTCGGTCGAGTTCTCGTTCAACTGGTTCGCGAACGGGGCGGTGAAGGTCGTCAACTCCGACGCCTCCATCGGGGCGGCTGCACTCGCGCAGGCCGTCGAACGAAGCGGGCACCCCTACGCCTATCGGCAGTGGGTGCCAGAAGCACGTCGCACGGTGAAGCTGCTGACACGCGGCTGCTCACTCCTGCGCAACTGACAAGGAAGCGGGCGACCTGCTGTGAACGACCATTACTGGACGATCCCGCAGGTCGCCCGCTATCTCGAGCTCACCGAGCGCAAGGTCCGAGATCTCGTGCTCGCCGGCACCCTGCAGCCGCTCGAACGGCGCGGTCCCGGCGGCGCCTACCTCGTGTCATTCGCCGAGGTCCAGCACTACGCGCTGCGCGAGGGGCTCGGCGAGATCGGCCGGCGCCAGCGGCTCGTTCTTCTCGTCGGCGGCACGGAGCTCGACGAGCACGAACTAGCTCTCCAGGTGTCGGGCCTCACCACCGAGCGCGCGCCCAGCGTCCTTGCGGCAGTGTCGCAGCACGACGTTGCCGGCGCCCCGATCGTGGTCGTGAGCGCCGAGGCCGCCCAGCGTGAGATCGTCACCTTGCGCGAGCGCGGCGTGCTGCGCGACCTCTCGGGCATGATGTTCCTGGCCTGCGTGTCTCCCAGCGCCTCCGCTGTGCCCTGGGTGATCGAGCGGCAGGCGCTCGTGTGCGACCAGTGGGAGCACCGCCGGCTCGTGCTCTGGGCGTGGCGAGCACTCGAGGCTCGGCACCGCGCAGGCGAGCTCGACCTGACCATGTAGAAAACGCTCATGTTGTGAGCTAGTTCTGCCGATACACGGAACATGAACAAGCTCCCGGTCTTCCTCATTGCCAGCATCATCGTCGTCATGGTCGCGCCCGCAGCGCACGCCGACGTCGGCCAGCAGTTCTGCGGCTACGTCCGTGACCAGGCCAACCCGCCCACGCAGGGCTGCTTCACGATCGAGCCGACGGACACGCTCAAGGAGACGTTCGTCACCACGCCGGCCTCCGGCTACCTCAACCCGGCCACCGGGAAGCTCGGCAACTCGCCGACCACCGCCGGGTGCGCGAGCTACCCGCCGAGCATCCCCTACACCTGCCAGCCGGCCAGCTACTACTTCGTCACGCGCACCTACACGCGCCGGCACGCCTACAACGAGCTCGTCTGGCGCGTCATGAGCATCACCCACTACTCGCTCGACGGCGTGAGCGTCGCCCCCGTGAACCTGCAGAGCGCCTCCGCTGCCGACGACAGCCGCGTGAACGTGCCGGACTGCCCCAGGCTCTACGAGGGCGTGTACGGCGGCGGCTACCCCGGCCTGCTCACCGATGCGGCACTGCTGCTGTCCGTGTGCGGGATCACGCTGCCAGCGAAGCCGGAGGTCGCGCAGCCCGTCACCACGACCACGGCGCCGCTACGCCGCTGTGCCGCGTTCAAGGTCGGGAAGAAGCGCGTGGCGGTCACGTCCCGAGGCGTGGCGTGCGCACCGGCGCGCAACCTACTCGCCCGGTTCGTGAAGCGCGGCATCGAGCCGGCCGGCTACACCTGCGTCAAGATCCGTCTCGGTCGCCAGGTCGCCGCGAAGTGCGCGAAGTCGAAGGGCAAGGCGCGCGCTGCCGCGAGGCCGATCGTGGTCGAGGGCCGCTGGCGAGTGTAGCCACCGCGCACGGTAGGCTTCTTCCCATGACACTCTCACGCGATCTCAACGAAACCGAGTACCTCGTCGCCCTCGTCGCCGGACAGCACGCAGCGGCGCAGGTGACAATGGCGCCCTCCGCGCTGCAACCGCCGGACGTGGCGCTCGCCGTCGGCACCGCCGAGCGCATCTGCGAGGAGATCATCCAGCGCAAGGACAACCCGAACCCGCCCGCGCCACTGCCCCCCGGCGTCATCCACATCGACGAGTTCTCCTCGCAGTTCAACGACGGCAGCGGCAAGGTCGCCGGCATCGGCATCGAGTGGTTCCGATCGGACGAGCTCGGCCCGAACGGGAACACGCTCTCGCCCGACCAGGTGCGCTCGCTCATGGGTGCGATCATTCGCACCGTGGAGGAGTGGGTCGAATCCGAGGACGGCGCGCCCGGAATCCAGGTGCTCTTCGACGCCGACTGACCTGATACACTTCTTCTGTCGGCGGGTCGCTCCCGTTGCACGAGACGGCGGCGTGGCCGGATAGCTCGTGAGCCCGGCGCCAGGGCAGAATGTGAACACGACCGGAACCCTCGCGGGCCACCACCGATGCTGAAAGGCGACGTGGCAGGTGCGGGGGTTTCGCGGTTCATGTTGCGTCCGACCCAGGCTTCATGCTATTGCCATGAACACGCGCGGAACCAACACAGCCACCATGCCCGACTCGGAGCTCCGTGCGTCGATCGTTGACGCGGCGCTCGACGTTGCTCGACAGGCCAACCGGCCGTCGGCGACTGACTACGAGATCCACTTCGCATCCGGCACCCTCTACCGGCTGACACACGAGCTTCGAGCTCGCAGCACGAACACGGTAGAGGACGTGCCGGAGCTTGCGTCCGAGGCTTCACCTACACTTCTCGCATGACGAAGACACAGTTCATCCCGACCCAGAACCAGCGCGCCGTGCTCGGCGTTCTTTCCGACGGCGAGGCCAGCGCACAGCAGGTCGCGAAGTCGAAGGGCGTCACCGCAGGCCAGACCTCGATCTACAACTCGCTCCGTGCCCTCAAGGAGCGCGGTCTGGTCGTGGAGAAGAAG